AAAATCCAGATAGAAATGGAAAAGCTTTTGAATTAATTCATAGTACTATTGAAAAAATGGTATGCGATTATCAAGATTACCTTGATACTTTTAATTCTTTTCATGTAATGAGAAGAATATCATTAAGGTATCCTCATATGTATCGAATAATGAAATATGCAACTGGTGCAAAAATACACCCTCATACTGATCATGATTTTAACATATATGGGAGTTGTACTATAAATTTAAACGATGATTATGAAGGAGGTATGTTTGCTTTCTGGAATGGAAAACATAAAATAAAAATGGAACTTGGTGATGTAATGATTTGGCCAGCAGATTATTTCTGGGTTCATGAAGTTGAAGAAATAACATCTGGGACGAGATATTCCGTAAATTGTTTTATTAGGAATACTCCAGAGACATTAAGTGAAGAAGATAGGTATAATGTATGGATGCCAGATAGCATACAACAATATGCTTATCGTGGTGAAAACCGACCACAATAATTTTAGTAAACTGTTATAATTAGTAGTGTCGCCTTCGGGGACAAAACTTACACTCGCTTATTAAAGGAGAACTATGACTTACTTACAAAAGTATCACACTGCTAATCTTCCAGAATTAATGAAGATTATTTCTAAGAATGGAATTGGTATGGATTCATACCTAGATAATTTTTTCAATTCTTATGAAACCACAACAAACTATCCACCCTACAATCTTATTCACGTAAATAATGTTGAGTCAATACTAGAAATAGCACTTGCGGGATTTAGTAAAAATGAACTTCATGTTTATACTGAATATGGAAAACTTATTGTTGAAGGAAAGAAAAAGGATAAGGAGAAAGAATCCGAGTATGTCTATCAAGGATTGGCTCAGAGATCTTTCAACAGAACCTGGTCATTATCAGAAGATATTGAAGTCAGAGAGGTTCAATTTAAAGATGGACTACTTACCGTTAAGTTGGGTAAAATAGTTCCAGAACACCATGCAAGAAAAGATTATATGTGATATAATTAATTTAGATTATGTAAATTAGATGGATTATAAAACATCTGGAGTTGATATCGAAGCAGGTAGATCCTTTGTTAATGAAATAAAGGAATCCGTTAAATCCACTCATAGACCAGAAGTCTTGGGTGGATTTGGTGGTTTTAATGGAATGATGAGGATTCCATCAGAATATAAAAATCCTGTATTAGTTTCTGGAACAGATGGTGTAGGAACTAAATTAAATGTTGCTAAACTCGCTAACGATCATCATGGAATTGGAATTGATTTAGTTGCCATGTGTGTAAATGATGTAATTACAAGTGGTGCCGAACCTTTATTTTTTCTTGATTATATTGCTTGTGGTAAAATACAATCAAATATACTGAAACAAGTGGTTGAGGGAATCGTTGAGGGATGTAAAATATCTAATTGTTCATTACTTGGTGGTGAGACTGCGGAGATGCCCAAATTTTATGAATCAGACAAATATGATTTGGCAGGATTTTGTGTAGGAGTTGTAGAAGAAGAAAAAAAGATTGATGGTCAAAAGATACAATCAGGTGATAAAATTATAGGAATCGAAAGTAGCGGATTTCATAGTAATGGATATAGTTTACTAAATGATATGTTGTCAAAACATAAATTGTTTTTTAAGGATGTCCCAGAGTTGATTACACCTACACAAATATATTCTTTTGTTGTGAATGATCTAATGAAGAATAGTTCTACTATAAATGGGATGGCACATATTACAGGTGGTGGTTTACCAGAAAATATATCAAGAATTATACCAAGAGGATTGGGTGCTAAAATAGATTATGATTCATGGCCTTTACCTAGAATTTTTTATAAGATAATGATGGCAGGAGAGATTCCACCAGAAGAAATGAAAAACGTATTTAATTTAGGTATAGGTTATTGTATCGTAACATCTCCAGATGGTGAAGATAATATTCACATGATTGTAAATCGTAATGGATTAGACTCTTGGACAATTGGAGAAGTTGTGCTATAATGATTATAACAATGTAAAAAAATGTCTATTAAACTTACACTACTTAAATCTGGTGAAACTCTTATTTCAGAAATGAAAGAGTTAGTTGCAGAAGAAAGTCAACAAGCACATGCATATTTACTTGAAAATCCTCATAAAGTTGAGACAAGAGAAAAAACTTTTTTGACTGAAGATGAGAAAAAAACAGGTGATTTTGGTATCAATGTGATAATGATACCTTGGATTATTTTATCTGCTGATAAAAAAATAGCTATTCCTGTAGATATTGTGACTACCATAGTTGAACCAATTGAATCTGTTAAACAAATGTTTATAGATAAGAGTGAGGCATTTAGTATAAAGGAGGAAAAAAATGATTAAGTGTGTACTTGTAGATGTTGATACAGTCCTCATTGCAGAAGTTATAGAAATGGATGCTGAGATTGGAGATCCAAATTGTAAATTAATTAAACCATATCTTTTTAATAGTATCGATGATATGAAACCTTGGAAATATGAAATAACAAATCAAACAGAGTTTATGATAAGATCAGAAGATATATTAACAATTGCAGATCCTAGCAATGTAGTTATAGAAAAATATCAAGAACTTACTTTATGAAAATTTTGAGTATAGATTTGGACTATTTTATGAGTCCAACCATACAACTTTACAATAATGCTTTCTTTGATAGTAATCCATTAACACGATGGAATGATCTATTCAATAATAGTGATTTTAAGGAGAATCATTTAATTATAGATCAATCAAATTTATTGTATTGTTTTGATACATTTTTAAATTCTTTAAAATATTGTGATAGTGTTTCATTTGGTTATGAACATGATGCTATCCTTTTTAATATTGAAAAGTTTACAGATATAGAGTTAATTAATATTGATCATCACGATGATATTTTAGGTGGAAATTATATCACAGATGCAGTCTATAATGTCGAAGGTGCATTATCTAAAGAATATTATGATCTTTGTGAAGGTGGAAGAGTAAATGAAAGTAATTGGGTATCATGGCTAGCAAATGAAAATAAATTAAAATCTTATACTTGGATAGGTAATCTTAATAGTAATAAAAGCAAAAATTTTTTCAATGAAAGAATTATACCAAATTATGTAAATTTAGAAAAAGAAAATTATAAATTTGATAATTATAAATTTGATCATATTCATGTTTGCTTATCACCTCAATATATTCCAAAAAATCATTGGCATTATTTTTCAATGTTTATAAGTGCATATGAACATTTTCATAATAAAGATGCTATAATAGAAAATAAAAAGTTTGAATATGACTTTCGATACAGAAAACTAGGAAATGAGATTTTACACTAACGTACAAATGGTAGGGGATCATTTCTTGGTTCGTGGTTATGAAGATGGTAAACACTTTGCAACTCGTGAGAAATTTTATCCAACACTATTTGTAGACTCCAAAAGAAAAACAAAATATAAAACACTTGATGGTTTACCCGTTGAACCAGTTGAACCTGGCACTGTTCGTGAATGTCGGGAGTTTATAAAAAATTATAATGATGTTGAAAACTTTAACATCTATGGAAATGAAAGATTTATCTATCAATATATTTCAGAGAAATACCCAGAAGTTGAAGTTAAGTTTGACACAGAAAAAATAAAATTAACTACAATTGATATTGAAGTTAAATCTGAACATGGATTTCCTGATGTAGAATCTTGTGCAGAAGAAATATTACTTATATCTTTACAGGATTACACTACAAAACAAATTCGCACTTGGGGTCTTGGTAAATTTAATAATAAGCAAGAGAATGTGATATACAAATCATTCAGTACAGAGTATGAACTTCTTACAGATTTTATTAACTGGTGGATGATTGAAGATAATACACCAGAAGTTATTACTGGTTGGAACAGTAAATTATATGATATCCCATATCTTTGTCGTCGTATTGATCGTATACTTGGTGAGAAACTTAAAAAGAGAATGTCACCTTGGGGTCTTGTAACTGAGGAAGAAACATTTATTGCAGGTCGTAAACATATCTCTTATGACATCGGTGGTGTATCTCAATTAGATTATCTTGATTTGTATAAGAAGTTTACTTACAAAGCACAAGAGTCATATCGCTTGGATTATATTGCATCTGTTGAACTTGATCAAAAGAAATTAGATCACAGTGAGTTTGATACATTTAAGGATTTCTACACAAAAGGTTGGCAAAAGTTTGTAGAGTATAATATTATTGACGTAGAACTTGTTGACCGTCTGGAAGACAAGATGAAGTTGATTGAACTTGCACTGACAATGGCATATGATGCAAAGGTCAATTATGAAGATGTGTTCTATCAGGTAAGAATGTGGGACACAATTATTTACAACTATCTCAAAAGAAGAAACATTGTTATTCCTCCAAAAAATCGCACAGATAAATCAGACAAGTACGCAGGTGCATATGTTAAGGAACCGATACCTGGAAAGTATGACTGGGTGGTGTCTTTTGACCTCAATAGTCTGTATCCTCATCTTATTATGCAGTATAATATTTCCCCCGAAACATTACTCGACAACAGGCATCCATCAGTCACAGTTGATAAAATACTTACTGAAGAATTAACTTTTGAGATGTATAATGACAATGCTGTCTGTGCAAATGGTGCGATGTATCGAAAGGACGTAAGAGGTTTCTTACCAGAACTGATGGAGTAGATGTACAATGAAAGAGTCATCTACAAAAAGAGAATGATTGATGCAAAGAAAAAATATGAAAAA